ATACAAGTGCTCAGGACTCGTCAATCTCTCCTGAGTTTATCAACATGGTCTATGATCAGATCAAGTTGAAGTATGAGTTTACGGATTCACAAGAGAATTTGTTTGAGTCTGTTCGTTTCAACTCTGTTAACAAGATGATGAATGTTAATGGAGACTTGTATCTTGTACCACGTGGATTAGGTTCTGGTGATTACTTGACCACAGTGATTAATATCATGTGGCGTCTTTATATGGTTCTCGAGAATTACAATCATGACCTCTCTACATTTTACAAAGACAATATAGTAATAATTTGTGGAGATGACTTAATTATGTCGAGTGAATACTCTGATCTTGATTTGAATTCAAAGTACGCTCAGATTGAGTGGGCCGGAGGTCCAGTCTCTTGGGTCGAAATGGATTTTTGTTCTATACGATTTGAACCCTATGTTCACCATGATCCTACAAAAGTTTTGGCTGTTTTGTACCATAGGAAAAAGAAAGTCCACGAGTTGAGTCCTGCTTTGGAACTACAACGACTCGGAGGATTGCTTAGAGTACTTAGTACGAAGGAGGTTTATAATTTGATACTCAAAATGATGAAGGATGTCTTGAGAAAGAATCCGGAATTAGAGGATGTATATGACAGTATGTACATTTCTTTTGATGAGCTCTTTTCAAATTATAACACTGCATTTAGGTTTGATTAAATCCATTTTGTCTATGGCACGACATTAAACTGCCCTCCCCTCGCTGGGAGTGGGTTATTAAAACCGCAAGGTGCCCCTATAAAATGAAGAAATTCGTTTTAAAGAAAAATTCCGGACCGCGTCCGAAACCCAAACCTAAACAACAAGAAAAACTTGTTATTGTTGAAAAGATTAACAAGCCAAAACGTCAACGTAATCGTAATAAAAACCGAAACATGAATAATCAAATTAATCGTGTTCCCATTGTAAAACGTCAACCAAATAATCGAAGTCGTGCTTTCTATTCACAAGACGAGTTCATTATGGATGTCAATGGTTCTGTCACTTTTGCAAATGGAGCAGCTTTGGCTATTAATCCTGGTCAAGCCCAAACTTTTCCCTGGTTGTCTACCATAGCGGCTAGGTATGAGAAGTACCGTTTCAAAAGGTTGCGCTTTTATTACAAACCCATGGTTACTCAGTTTACTTCTAACTATAATACTGGGAAAGTGATGATGAATTGCGATTACGATGCTTCAGATCCACCACCAAGTTCTAAACAACAAGTTGAAGATTCTGAACCTCATGTTGATGGAATGCCATACCAATCTTTCTCTTTTGTTTTAGACCCAAGAGAAATGAACGGAATGAAGTCAGATGCTCATTACGTTCGTCCTGCCGGGCTTCCTGGTGGGACTGATATCAAGACTTATGACGTTGGGAATCTCTTTCTTTCAACTGTCGGACAAGCTGGTACTGGCGCTATTGGAGAATTGCGTGTCGAGTATGATGTGGAACTTTCTGTTCCCATCCTGGAAAATGATGAAAAAGCACCTGCAAACAATTCAGTTTTGTTTTGTAACGCTGCTTCTACTGTTGCACTTACAACATCAGTAGCATCGAATCTACCTCTAGATGTTGTTTCTAATGGTATTGGATCTACGCTTACGGCAGATACCTTTACCTTGTTTCCAGGCAATTACACTCTTAATTGGACATTCCACGCCATTTCCACTGCACAATCACTTGTGTTGGTCACTACTGATCTTTACGATGTTACCAATTCCACTACCCTTTCTTACGGTTTGTCGAATTCCTCAAATGCATATTTGGGTAACATCTGGTCTCAGTCTGGTTCTTGGTATCTTCAAGTTGGTACAACTACCACTTATGCCATCACCGGGCAGGCTATTTTCAGTTCTGGAGCTGTTACTGGGCAGGGTTCACTTCTTGTGCACTCTGTCTAATAGTTATGCTTTTTCTTAAAAGCAGGTATGAGTTATGTGTTACCTCACAAAACACAAAAGTTATTCTTCTTTGTAAAAAGAACCTTGGTTTTAGGCCCAAATTTTTT